TGGATAGTTTGGTATATATTTTATTGCATAGAATAGCATAAAGAATCTTTTATCAACATTTTGATAGATTCTTTCCCATAATTCCTCATTTGGAATTTCATTAGGGACATTATGTCCTCCTAATGACCATGGAAGGTATATGATAGGGTCATTTAATATAAATTTTCCCATCATTTTGTGAAATCTCCTTATAACTATCTTAACTCTATCCTTATTCGGATTCCAATCTAGTTGGGATTTCAATGCAGAAGCTTTACCTACTAAAGGATTTTTAAAGCTAGGATCTGCAGCAATTGACTGAACACCATATGGAGTAAGTAGTCTCAGTTTAATTGTATCAACATGACATGTTTTTTCATAATTCATGAATCTACATAATTTGTTGCTAAATAATTCTGTATTAGAATTTTTAATAATCAATTCTTCACAGTATACAACTAAGTATTTTGAAGAAATTGGTTTGGTTTTATGTATTATATTACCAAATTTTCTATGTAAATCGATTAATTTATCGTAAAATTTCTGATTTGAAAAGACAATAATATCATCACCAGCAATTTGGTGAAGTGGATTTATCTTTCCATTTACACATACAATATGTATAACAGCAGAAGTTAAACATAGAATTTCTTTTGTCATTGGATTTCCCATAGGTACTCCATTGCATGTAAATATTTTAAGGACTTTACCATTCCTAATTATATGCATTTTCCTAGGTTTCAATGTTAAATTGATTGCCAATTGAACAAAAGGGTTTCCTATAAGATCTTTATTTAGACTGGATAGGAATGAGTATAAGACAGTTCTTATAAACTCAATATTCGTATTGTTTGTCGCATTTGACAAATCAAAAGAATGATATAAACAATCATCAATATTAGATGGTTTATCGAAAGTATGAAGCAAATTTGCAAAATCATACCCCTTTGCTGATCTGCTCATTGCAGATATTAAACTACTATAATTAGTAATATAACCAGCAAGTAGATGTGCAAGTGGTTGCATAATTAATTTAACATATGGACTTTCCATTGTTATAAATCTTATTTTATTACCAGGTTCACTTATTATGTGAACCTTGGCATCTACAGGTTTGTCAGTAAAGTTTTCATTGGAAAAAATGCCATATGGCTTTCCTTTGAATAATCCTTCTTCAAAACACATCTCAATTGAGTGTTGAAGGAATTGGTAAGGGATTATTGGAGTTAACCCAAACATAGGTTCCTCAATTTTTCCCGTTTCTACACCAATTTGGTGTCCCATTAATGTATCTGAACCCATTTCACTTCTATAAGAAGATGATAAGAAATTTGGTACTTCAGTTGTTAATGGAACCTCATAACACATTGTTATGAGTTTAGGGATTCCTTTCTTAGTTGAATATTTACAACCTAAGAAAGTTTTATCATCGATATCTTCATATTGAGAGGATTTAACATATTTGTTAATGAATGTTTTACAAAATTCGATCGATGTCCCTCCTTCGCTCCTTGCTGATTCAAAAGAGGCACTCATACTTAATGAAATATGAGGTGAATCAGTAGGTTGCTTATCTCTGACAGAGTTAGCAATAATTATTGTTGCTTTAATCGCTTTTTTAAGAAGATTATCATCAACCTTAAAATTTGATTGAAAACTGTCACAGAAAATTTTCAACTCT